CAGAAAAACTGAAAATGTGCACAAAATTATTGTAAAAAAATCCAAGAAATCAATTAAATTATGCCTTCAACATAATCTATGTCTACTGGTAAAACTTCATTGTATGAAATTTTAGGTCTTTTCATCTTTTTATGTTGAAATTCATCACCATGAACTTTAATCAACCCATCTCTTATTTTTTCATAATGTTTTTCCATTTTGTCACCTATGTCATGTAAAAATTCATTATCTACTTCTAAATTTTCAATCAAACAGCTATATTGATAAACTAAATTCTGTGCATTAGATTTGTCACTGGAGTTACTCAAACCTTCACATCTTTTTAGTAAGCCAAAAGTTAAATCTTGCAGAGTTTGTTTCTTTTCTTTTGTAATTGTGCATTTGTCATTACAAAGATCATAAAATAAATTACCATACATGCTTTTCAACTCTTGATATAATGTTGTTTTTTCACTTATGGGGCAATATCTATTGTAATCAGATAAAGGTCTTCTTAATCTGTTTTTTATATTGTAACTCTTTTTCCCTATAACAAAGTTATCAATATCTAATTTATTTAGTGCCAAACCTTTGTCCCCTTCCAGCACATCTTGTGCTACTTGTTTAATTAAAGAAGAGAAGTCCTCTTGATATTTTTTCTTAATATAAATTTTAAAATCAATATAATGCATCCTTAAAAAACTCTCATCCATTTTGTAATACTCAACAATTTTTTTCCTGTCTTCTATATCAATATCACCAGTTTTTTTCACTATCTTCAATATACTTTTTTCATTCAATTTTACTTCTGTGCCTGCTTCTTTCCCTTGTATGCTTTGTTCTATTTTCTTTATGCTAGACATGTAAACATCAGTGATTTTGTTTATTTCATATGAAAAGTTGTCAGGTGGCTCATTCACCTTTTCATTATTTTTATTGTAATAAAACCATTTATAGCTTTCAACTTTTTTTACCCAATATCTTTCCAATGTGGGCATATCTATTTGTTCAAGATTGTGTACAATTGTGTAACACATTTCATTTATCACACCTCTGTTGCCTATGAATGGAGTCTTATATACTTTTGTGTGCATTGGATTTATGTTGACTATATCTCTTGGTAAAATAAATGTATTTAAAATGAAACAGTTATGGTTTGATATCATTTTAGTTATACTTATTAATCCTAAATAATTATAAAAAGGCACAAGAGCTGTTCTTAAACCATTTTTATTTTTATATTGAACTTTTGCATTCACCAGGCATTCATTGTTTATATTTACTATTTCTTTAATAACATCCTTACACTCTTCTCTATTTACCTCTTGATAATCCAATAACTCAGTTTTGATATCATCAAGATCATCTTCATCAATGTTCATATTCAGTTTTTTTGGCTGATTGAATACAAGTTGTGGTAATCTGCACCCACCACCTGAGTATCTTTTCTTTTTGAGTATGTAATTGGTTTTATTTTGATGTAAAGTTGAATATCTGTCAAAGAAAGTCATGCTGCTATTGCTGGGCATTTTACAATATGGTTTTACAAATGATTTGCCTTCAGATGTTAATGATCTCTGACGTTTTTCATAATTAAATACATCACACATATCTTCCCCTTGGTACTCTTCATTTTTTGACAAGCACACACAATACAAATCTAAAAATTTATCTTTATAACTTCTGTCTAAGTCTAAAGTTCTTAAGAAGTTTGTAGTTGAAGCATATTCTTTGAATTGTTCATGGAGGTAATCACTATTGAAAATTGCGGATAACATTGCTCTTACTCTCAATATTAATGAGTTTTCACCACCATCAGGTGCTGTTACACACAAGTAATAAAAGAAATCTGAAGAAAAGTCATTACCATAATTTTCTAATCTGTTCCGAGTCTTGGGCCTAGTAAGATCCATCAATAGCTTGAAATTTTTAATCAAAAATTGGTTAACTTCATCAGAGAGTATAACACTTTCTAATCCAAATACTGTAGCAAAAGCAGTAGGCTGTTCATAAAATATTGAATTCTTGACCATATTTTTTACCATTTGTAATTTTGATTTGCTATCAATTTTAAATTTCTCTAAAAATGCAGTCCAATCAACTTCACCTTTAGTAACTAAAATATCTTCTATAGAATCTATCAATAATTTATGTTGACCTTCTATCAGTTCAGCATGTTTTAATTCACTTATTTTCTCATAAATTTCATCAGGTATGTCTAATGGGTCAATATTCATGTCTAGTATGTCATTCAATTGATCAACATTTAAGTCATTATATGTTATTTTTTCATCTCTGCATGCATCTCTTAATAATTCAATAAAATTTGCATATTCTTCATCATCATCTTGTGGTAATTTTTTATATATGAAATATTTATAAAATTTAGTTTTATTTAAATTCTTTATAAAAAATGAGATATCAATTTCATCTTTAAACAAATTCTCATTAATAAGCATGGAATATAGAGAAGTTACTTCACCATCTATTTTCAAATCATTTTTAATTATGTCAACATTAACATTTATTTTTTCAATTAGCCCAAATGCTTTCTTTGTTCCTATATTTAAAACAAGGTTGTGGTCTTGACTAGGATAGCCAATACCTGTTAATAAAGAAGCATTTATATGTACAGGGCAACATATGATATTTAGATTTTTCTCATAATCAATGCTATATTTAGGTTTGTTGTAACCTATGCACAAATCAAAAGTGTTGTTTGGTATAGTGTAACTGTAACTTAAATTAAGAGATTTGATTATATAGGTTAGCCAATTGATAAAATCATCATGAATATTTTCATGATTCAATTTAACACCTGAAATTTTACTGTCAAATACTTCTACAGAAGCAATATCATTTAACAATCTTACTATCAATTCTCCTTGTCCAAACCACTTTTTTCCATGTTTCTTTTGTTCTTTCCTCCAGTAATAAAAACATTGTGTTGCTTGCAAATTTAATAAAGAATTATATGTATTTCTTATGTAAGGATGTATGAAATTCATCTCAGTTAATTTGTTATCTTTGTAAGTAACTTTATTTACAGTTTTGTTTTTAACAGCCATAGACACAAGTTTTAAAATTTGTAAATTTTTGACTTGATCATTGTCTATGCTACCCATAGTACCTAAATCAACTTTTTTGCTGGTTATATTCCTGTATAATTTTTTCAATCTTTTACCAGGGACAGTATTTGTCTCAACCAAAGACATTACTTCCTCAAAATTTGAGATATTTCTATTGCTTGAATGTGCTGTGCCATAAATATGCATGTTTTTGCTTCCATATCTCTCTAATTTCCTTAGATAAAAGTCAAATGTAGAGAAATCATCATAACTTAAATTCATGAGAGCCAGCTTCTCATCTATATTCTTTTTCACATTACATAATTCATAAGAATTAGAGGTAAACCAAGCTTCTTTAATGTTATTGCTATAATATATATCAAGTAAGTTATATTCAGTTTGTATTGACATCGGATTTAATTGTAAATTAATTTCAACAGGTTTAATTGTAATGTTATCATCAACAAATGTAACATTTTCAAGCACATTTCCTGATATATATTGATAAACAGCCTCTGCTTCACCTAAAATGAAATCATATATTTCATTTCTTGGATTAATTCTTTTAATATCTTCAAACAAACTCTGCAAATCAATATCATAATGGTTATAATTGATACTATTAACAACATTTGTGTACGCATAATCATAAATATTGTACAATTGTTTGAATGTATACAGTCCACTCCTTGTTTCATACAATTCATTGCTTTGATTTAAGTAAAGCCTGGTGACTCTTCTAGTATTCCCATGATAAGTCAAAGAAGCAACATAATTCTTGTCTTGCAATTTGTAAAATAGATTTGCAGGTTGCATTAATGTTCCTTTCACAGTGCCATCCTTTAATATATCTAAATCTAACCATTTGCCATACATTTGTTTTATTCTTTCAGATATATTTTTCAATCTTTCTCTCATTCTAACTGGATTGTGTGGTTTAAAACCTTTATTTAAAAATATTTCTTTATTATCACCAGTCAAAGCAGCCATTATTTTCTGGGAATTTAAAAATGTGACACTATCACTCTTATAAAGACGTAGATTATCAGCTTGTGAGCCTATCAGTAAGTATAACAAAGGATGAGCATATAAACCACCAAATGCATTTAATGGTGAATCTGACCTCTCTCTAATATTATAGAAACTTGACACCATCAATGAGTTCAACCTTAAAATTAAATATGCTTCTGAAAAAGTGCCACCATTACAAATATATTCTATGCATTTACTAATACCCTGTGACATATCAGGTGTATACCCTTCCATTGTTGGTTTTAAATTTATGCTACCATAAAATTTAGGCATTAAAGGTGTAAGTCTGTTGTTTATGTAAAGTATTGACAATAACTCTGAATATCGGTCACTAACATTGCATTTTTTAACTGACAACATGTGGTTATTTAATTTTAAATCACATTCATACATTAATAAAACATCCTCAAGAATATCTTTACACATTTTTTTGTTTTGATTTTTTATAACTAATTTGCCAGCAGAATCATCTGAGTGTGCATCCATATGGAAAGATATTTGTACTTTGTATTTATTTTCAATAAATGCTGTTATGTCTGCACAACTTTTCAATTGATTGAAAGCATGCATTAGTGAAGAAAGATAATTGAAAATACCCATGACAAAACTGTAAGGCATTTCAAAACTTGCAACCTCAATTTGTTTGTCATTCAATTTGTATGTTTGAACAGTAAAATGATCAATCAATTGTTTATTAGTCATATTCTTTTTAAATATATCCCAGGTTCTAGGTGAAATCACTGCTCTTTTTGTTAAATATAAAGAACAAAATGCATAAAAATATTCTGTAAAATTTCTTGGAAATATGTGTTCTGCACCTTTAATAAAGTAGTAATATTTCAAAAACATTGCTTTGGGACCCCATTTCTTACAATCTAGTGTTAAAAAGTAAGTTGTCTTATCTTTAGCATCAGATTCATATATCCTACTATGAACCACATGCAATCTCTTATTAGAAGGAACACTGATAAGTTCGTTTTCAGTAAGTTTACACAAAAAACCCATGAAATTTTCTATGGGCTGTTGAAGTGTTTTAGTATCAAGAGTCATGACATATATTTCTCTTGAACCTTTCCATTGTTCTTTTTCAACCACATGGAAAATCAGTTCTACTTGTTCCAAACTTTTTATTTTTTTGGCATAAGTGACATTATAACTTCTTAACATTTTGTTTTTAGTTAATGTTGTACACACAGTATTGTCAATTTCATCAAGTATCTCCTCAGGGTTCTTTATTTTCTTAAATTCATCAAAAAGTTCTTTCATATATATTTCCATACTTTTTCTTCCATAAAAATCTTCAATACCCTGTTTGTTTAAGTTTCCCCTCAGCCCAGATTCATTAGGTGAGAACCACTCTTTATTCAACAAGTTTTCCCATTTAGAATGTATATCACCTACTACGCCTAATCCACTAAAGTAATTAGCCATAAATTGACCCAACTCATAAGATGATAATGGGTTGAAATAATGCTCATTGTCCCATATTTTATTTAAATCTTCTTGTGCAAATTTATCTAAGATTTTGTATGCATTTTTTTCACACCCATTAAAAACATCTAACCAGCTTTGATGTATTTTCATTTTGCTTTGTAGATTTTTATGCTGTTCTAACCCTTGATTATAAGGTGCTTTAGTCATAACGTAAGTTCCATATAGTAGGGTTGAGAATTCATCATCATTTTTTATATTTTGATCCAAAAATAAATGTGTGAGTGGTGTTTGATAATTGTCAATTATTGATTTCCCTACATTTGAAAAATAATTTTCCAATTTTTTAAATAATGAATTAACTATATGTCTTTGTAGCATATCTTGTGGTATAAATTTAAATGATTTAATCATTTCTAGCATATTTGTTTTGACTCCTAGTGCATTAACCATTATGTACCTTAAATCACCCATAGCTGCCTCAGTAGACCTTCTATTGTTTAGTGACAAGAGTATAGGCCATTTACTATTTTCAAAATTTTTATCTTTACATCTAATTGAGCTAATTAAACAAGTTGATATAACTTTTTCAAAGAATGATATTTTTTCTGTCAACACTTTTTCATTTAACTGCATCCAAGGTGTTTCAATATAATTTATTCCATCATCATTAAAAAATGAAAAAGTTTCATTGTGGTAGTCACTGTTATTGAAGAAATGAGGTACAGGTGCTATATATTTAAATAGTCGAGACATTGATGATGAATATATTTTAGCACCACCTTTGACAATCAAAATAAAATTGCTATAACGCAAATCTTCCAAAAAGAATGAATTCTCTCTCATTTTGTTTTGTGATAAATATAAAAGTGATTTCATGAATGTATTTATAAAGCTTGCCAAATGGTATATGTTTTTTGTTTGTAAAATTTTGGCCTTTAACTTAAATTCAGACATCATCAATTCTTTTAACTGTTTCATCTCAGGTGTATCCATGCCAGTCTCAAAAATGGTGTCATGATGATTATTGCTTATGTTACTGTTATCATACAACCAATTAACCATGGTATTTATTTTATCTTCAGTATCCTTTTCATCATAAAACCTTATTGTTTTTTCATCATTGGATCTATCTTTATTTCTATAATGTTTCATGCTTTTTGCAAATACTTCTTTATATATAGTTTTATTAACAACTACAATCTGTTCATTTTTTCCTGCATCTTTGTAAGAACCAGCTTTCCTGTTTAACTCTATTTGCTCTTTAAGTAATAACACTAAATTTTTATTTAAAGTATGACATTCTGTACCTCTGGCTGCTTTTTTATAATTATTTCTTAAGCTTTTAGATTTGTTATAGTCATGCATTAAACCAGAATTATCACTTTTGAATATGTTGAATTTTACGTTCCAATTACGCAATGCATCTTTAACATCAATTATAGGCTCTCTTACATTTGCAAAGTTACCTCTATTATAAGAATCTTTTATTAATGTCAGCAACTCCTTGTCATTAAATTCATTGATTTGATTTAAAAAATGGGTATTCGTATTTTTTTGTTTTAATGCATTGACATCAACAATAGGCATTGTAAAGCATATTTTTGGGTTATGTTTATATTCAAATTTATTGCATTTTTCATATAGTTTAATTACATCAGTACTTTTAGCCAAATCACTATTAAATAGTAAATTCTGATTATTTTTTGAGTGTGAGTAAAATTGTTCAGTAAATTTTTTGTGCATAACCTTAGTTTCAGCATTTAATTTTTTTGGAAGATTTATATATTTACAATAATCCTTAGTTGATGAATTTTGATTACCAAACACTCTTTCATCATGTGTATTTTTATCAATTGTTACAAAATAATTATTTTTGTAATTTTTGACTATGAAAGGAGCACAATTACTAGCCAATCTATCAAAATAATAACAATATTTAAACAATCTTCTGTAGTTTTCATTCATTATGTCATTTTGCATATACTTGTTTCTTAATCCTTCCTTATTATCTTCCAATAACATGCCATTTCTGGTCATTTTAATCACCAATCTTCTTGTGTAAGACATGGTTATTAATTGGCTTAAGAGGTGTGATTTTTGCAGTTCAAAAAGATCATTAAATTTCCTGTTTATTTTTAATTGAATATTTTCTGTTATGACATTTGGTTCATATCCTATTTCATATTTCTTTTCATAATCCATTATCTTATTTTCAAAATCATTTAGTTCATTTAACATTTGATTTGACATAATGTCACTTTCAGATTGAAATATAAGATGTGCATTTTTATCTATTTCTGTTAAATCATTCAAATTATCACAATAATCCTTTATCATAACCATAAGCAAAGCTTTGTTAGGCTTAAGATGAAAATCAAGGAAATGTTTATTGTTAGTTATCAAATCAAACATGTCTTCAAGATTATGTGTATAATCACTTGTAGAAAATATTATTGGAATCCATAAAGTTTCTTTATTCATTTTTTTCAATTCTAAAATTTCATTTAAGTAAACACTTTGTCTCTCATCCATGCCTTTTTGTTTATAACTTTTTTCTAATGATTTGCTCACCGAACATTCAATTATAACAACTACATTCTCATTGCTCAAGCAATAATCAGGCGTTTTATTACTTTGTATGAAAGGTATTTTCATGTCTGTACCAAATTTATGTTTGATACCTAAAGAAGTTAGAAATACACTCATAAGAAGATCATGCCTCATTTTGTAACAACATGACATGGTTTTCAATACATGATTCATGACATATGGATCAAGATTGTTGGCATAAAAGTTATCTATGTTTGCACAAACAGATGTTGACATTTCATTGTAAACAGTTGTGTAACAAACAAATCTTGAATTATGATAATCATGATCTATCATCTGGTTGTATAAATTGCTTTCTACATCCCAAATAATTTCATTATCTGAATTAATGCCTGTCAAACAAATATGCTCATCTCTATCCAATTCTTTTGTGTCAAGATTCAAAATTTCATCTTCATCAACAGATTCATCTTCTTCTTCATCTGATTCTTCACTTTCTTCTTCATCTTCCAAAGATTCAATATCCAAATCACTGGATTCATCATCATGCATGCTACCATCCTCATTGTCTTCATCTTTTTCATCATCATCAGTATTAATTTCATTTTGATCTGTTTCTTCATCACTGATTTTGGTTTCATTGTCTTTTGCATCTGTGTAAGATTCAGATTCAAATTTGCTTGAAATGTTATCTTGTTCTAAAATTTTATCCTCAATTGCACCTTTCACATCCTCTTCTTCTAATATGATTTCGTCATCTTGTGATTTGTCTGATGAAATAGATTGTAATTCAGCAAATTTAGAAAAATCTTCAAAATTTATTATAGGCATCAAAGTTTTTGTATCTTCTTCTTTTGTTTCTTCTTTAATTTTTGATTTCTCATTTTCATTGAATTCATATAACTCTTCAATAAGATTGCTGAAATGTATATCTGTAACTGAAATATGATTTAAAGAATTGTGCATAGATTGAGGTAAATCACTATAAGCTTTAGTTATTTTTGTATCATTACATGCAATAACCTCTGCAAGATCTTTTTGCCAAGATTCAATCATAGGATTCCAATGCACACCATGATTTATTAAACATACTCTTGTTTCATTTCCCTTCATTGTGCTCATTTTGCCTAAGTAAGAATCAATGTCTAATGCTATACCTCTAATATCTAGATAACCCCAAATAATATCTTGAGAAAAAAATTCAGTTTGATCAGACAATTTGCAAAATTCATCTAAGAGAATCTTGGAATTTGTGTATAAGCCTAAAAGATTTAGAGATACTGAAACAGCTTTACATGCGCAAAGGTTAGATTCACCACTGACATGAAATTCTATTTTAGGCTCTTCTACATTATCCCATTCAATATTAAGGTCTTCACTCTTGACAGCATGATGGTGATCAGAAAACTTTACAACTGAGTATGTATTATTGTCAATCATGTGAACGAAAGGTTTTTCATTTTCATCAACATAAACACATGCATATTGTTGATTGGGAAAAGATTGATCATATATTACACCAGACCAATTGTACATCAATAAAGAAATGTTTTCTTTTGCAAGACACGTTTGAAATGCCACATGTATGTTATTATTTAGAATATTATTTTGTAATCTTTTAGATGTCACTCCTATATTCTCTTGATTTCTAAAGATATTCATCAAATAGTTCAATATAACAAGGTATGCAAAATCAATATCATATTTATGGTAAATCATAGGTTTACCCATAGATACATGATTAATAAAATTTCTAATATCACTCATATTTTTGTTCATTTTGCTATGCATTTTTATAAAAGCTGAGTTGGTTTTTATTTTACAAATAACATTTTTAAAAGTATAAAAAATAACATAGATATCACTTTCATCATCCCATGCCATAGTTATGTTATCTATCAACACATTCCTATAGAATTTAGCAAAATCAATAAATTTTTTAATTTTTAAATCATCTGCCAAGTCCAATGAAAATATCAAATTATCAATTTGAACTGTTGAGGTATGATCATAAATATATAAAGATTCATCAAAGCACTTTAAGTTGGCAATTTTATTATAGTAATCTCTTAATTCAAAATCAAGCAATGGATGTTGATCTTCATTGAGCTTTTGATAATGTTTAACTTTATTGCTTACTCTTTCCATTTTTTTAATATTGTGGTAACTGTTGATTAAAGCATCTAAAGTGTTAAAGGCTTTGTTGACATCCTGTACACTTTTTTCATCTAAATATTCCATTATACATAAGTATATTTCAGTAGGCACTTGCTCTAATATATTTCTCTTACCAATTAATAAATTTTGCATTATTTTATCTTTTGTATTAATAAAATTATATGCAATATTTCGGAGCTTAACCCTAGGATTTAATCTTTTTATTTCTTTAAATAGTAGGGGTTCATTACGGTAACTAGTTAAAACACCTTGATCTATAGAAAAATCAATAAAAAATTCTTGATCTATATAATGAATATAACTTATTATAGAATATTTTGTGTACATTTTAGGAGGAAAAGCTGCATTATAAATTGGACCATTTTGTATGTATTTAGGCTTCAGAACATTTTCAAAATGAATTAATGATCCTGAATAAACTTTTACCCATTTAGGTTGCCTTGATAACTCTTGTGTTTTGTTATCAAATA